CTACTTCATAGAAGAGGTTCTCAAGTTTAAGCTTGTTCCTTACCAAAGAGGATGGTTGGAACTGGCAGTCGCAAAGCACAGAGTTTGTTTCATGGCTTTCAGAACAAGCGGGAAGACAAGGATGCTTTTCGTGAACTTCTTCATTTGGAACGCTATAATGCACAACAACACACAATACCTTATCATCAGCAAGACTCTCCCGCAGGCGATAGAGATACTAAAAGATATCAGGCTCACGATAATAACCAACCCTATCCTTAAAGGATTGACTCCAAGCAACAAAAGTCGCACATGGAGCAGAACAGAGATAGAATTCAGAAACCACAGCAGAATACTAAGCAAGACATACAATGATAACATAAGAGGATTACACGTTGACGGGCTGGGTTGTGACGAGCTTGGTGAGTATGTTGAGCATAGCATCTTCAGAGACGCAGTGTTACCGACAATCCGAGCTAAGAAAGGATTCTTCGTGGGAACAGGAACACCCAAAAGCGAACTAGACCTATTGCATGAGATTGAAGGAGACCCGGGATTCCACAGCATATACTTCGACAGATTCCCTGCTGAAGGAGAAAAAGGCAACTTATTCGAGCAAAGATACCCTGACACCAAGATACTGCACGAAACAGGAGCCGTGACCATCGTTGACAAGAAAACGGGCAAGATACTAGAAAGCTACAACAACATGACATGGGCTCAAGAATTCCTGCTGAAGCCTGTCGGCATGCAAGACCGACTGTTTCCTGACTACATGGTTAATCAATGCCTTGACAGCGAAGAAACATTCCAACCAGAAGTCAAGAACATGCATCAATACTTCATGGGAGTGGACTTTGCTATGAGCGCTCAAAGTGGAAGCGATTACACAGTAGTCACAGTATTGGAGAAAAGCCCTAGCAATAAGAGGATGAAGATTGTCGCACTCGAGAGATGGAAGGGACTCGACTATGGAGAACAGAAAGCAAGGATAAAAGCTATGGCTGCGCAATACGACATCATAAAAGCACTCGGAGACGAGAACAGTTTCGGCAAGACATTCATCTACGACCTGAAGAGCGAGGGCGTTCCTATCGAAGGATATAAGTTCACATACCAAGGAAACACCAAAGACGAAATAATAAAAGCATTGCGAGACCAATTCGAGAAACAAGGATTCATAATACCCTACAGCAAAGAAGACAACAAAACATACCTGACAACAAAACTCCTCGTTGATGAGCTAACAAAGTTCGGAATAGTCTTTGACGCCAAAAAAGGCATAGTGAAGTTCGAGGGAACAGGAAAACACGACGACATGGTAATAAGCCTAGCACTAGCAAACTTCATAGCAAGACACATAACAATGGGATGCTTCAAGATTGTCAAAGGCGGAATCAAGAACAATCCTTTCTTTGTGGCATGAAGCAATTAATTTAAATATAAGAATTCCAATGATTGTGATGAAATGAATATTTTTGAGAGTATATCATCAGCCTTCAAGCCAAAAGAACCAAAAGAACAAGGAGTCGCATTGGTGAGGGCGGGTTCTCTGAGAAGCAGGAATCAAGATGATGAGATTGATTCTTGGAGTCATGCAAGGAAACAGCTCATGTTCCTTAAATATTATGAGCAAGTTCCTTTGGTTCATCAGATTGTTGATGTTCAGGTTGACCAAGTAGTTCAAGATTTCTATTTTGAGGGACCTAATAGTGAATCATTAAAAAAATTCTCTGACGAACAAAACATCCAAACATTTCTTTACAGGATAACAAAGAACCTCCTCATATTCGGAAACGCATATTGCGAGGTCGTGAAGGAAGGGGAAGATATAGGTCAGCTGAAAATTCTTAATCCTGAATGGATGCAAGTGTTCAGAACACCAATGGGCAAGATACAAGGATACTCGCAGAGCATCAACGGAAAAAAGATACTCTTATGGGGAACAACAGGAGAAACCCGAGAAGACGAAACCTACCCTAAAAGGATAGCGAAGATACAAAGCATAGTTCATTTCAAATTTAATGTTCTCGCAAGCGACAAATATGGTCGTAGCGTGATAGAACCATTAGTAGGGACGATACAGTCCAAGATGAGTATGGAAGGCAACTTGGGAAAACTTCTAGGTAAGTATGTTGCCCCTCTCATCTGGGCAAAAGTGGGTAGTGACGAGATGCCTGCGCAAGCAAGCGCAGTAACAGATGTTGCAGCAACTCTGAGAAACCTGCATGCTGAGAGCGAGATAGCAACAACACACCTAGTTGACCTTCAAGTTCTTGACTTTAACAGCAAAGGAATGGACATAAAAACTCCACTACAACAAATAGAAAACCAGATAATAACTGGTGGTGGAGTTCCAGAAATACTCTTAAGCAGAGGAGGAACGGCCGGTGTCGATAAAGCCGCAGAAGTTCAACTAAGAAGCTTCACAAGACACATCAAGAGCATCCAGAGAGAACTGAAAGAAGAGTTTGAAGACAAGATAATTGTCGGGCAAGGGTTGGGCTCTGATGAAGACAAGCTTGTGTGGAATAGGGTTGAAGAGCGTGAATGGGAGATTGAAACAGATATTCTAAGAGGACTCGTAACTGATGGCGTGATTACCCCCCAAAAAGCTAATGACCTTTTACCGCCTAAGTTCCAAGAAAAACTCCCCGACATGGTCGCCCTCCTTAATCAGCAGTCTCAAGCAGGCGGAGTCCAAAAACCCCGACCCAGTCAAGGAAGCAATGATAAGGTTAAGATGAATCCTCACAACCCTACAATGACAACAAAAATACCTAATGCTCAAGGAAAAAGAAACATTAAGACTGAGAGGAAGATACCTGTATGAGTGGAATAGCATTCGCAACAACACCAAGGAAAGCAGAAGCTACAATAAAGCTTGTTTCTGAGGAAGGATTTGAAGAAATACCATTAACTGATGATATTCCTATAAGAAGACAATCGCTTGAGGAAAGGGATACGCTATGATGATTGAAGACCCGTGGGGACGAACACACAGAGTAAACGACAGATATGACAATGATGACCTTATAGTCTCCCCTCCCTCAAGCGTTACATTCCTAGACAGACCCGATGACCAACTAAGCCGGGAAGGATTTAATTTTAATAGGAGTAGCACAATGGAAAGGATTACAAAGGACGTAACCTTGCATGATATGAAGAAATTTGATAAGATTTCAAAAGTAAAAACAAACTGGTGATATAAAACATGAGAATCGTAGAAAACGTGACATTGGTCTTTCAACCAGAATTCGAGATACTCGAAGGAGAAAAAGACTCAAAATTCATGAAGATAGGCGGAACAGCTCTCACTCCTTGCGTAAGCAAGAACAACAAGAATTATAGTATGCAGAACCTTCAAGAGAATGATGGTCGCAAAGTAAAATTTCTTGTTGGACATCCTACTGATAATATAGAAGACCATCTTGTAGGCAAAGGAAGCCTCAAGCTTCAGGAAAGCATCCTGAAATACGAAGGGAAAGTCATGAACACGGCAAGACATCCCGACATCATAGAAAAACTCCAAGCAAGATTGCTAGGACCAAGCATCCATGCAAAAGCTAAGAAGATAACAGAAACTAACGGAGCATACTCAATAGAAGGTTTAAGCATAGATGCTATGGGATTCGTGGCTTTTCAAGGAATTGAAGAGGCAGGAATAGATTATGCTGTTGCAGAATCCTTCCAAGGAATAGAAACGATTGACGAGCAGGAGTCAGCTGAATCTGACGAAGTTAAAAAGGCAAAGGGTGAAAACATGACTGAAGAAAATCAACCCAACGCTCAAGAACCACAAGAAGCAGAGAAACCAGCCACTCCTGTAGTGGAAGCAGTTGCTCCGCCTGTTGTTAACGAGAGCGAGAAGGAATTGAAAGCTGTCAAAGAAGAGAGAGATGCTCTACTCTTGAAAGCAAAAGAAGTCGTTGTTGAGAACATCCTCTCTGTCAACAAGAACTTGAAGAAGGAAGATTTGTTGAAAGAAAGCGATGACACACTCAAGCTCATTCTTGAGTATGAGAAAAAACTCTCAGCAAAGACAGAAGAGTCCGCGATAGTGGAATCTGACAAGGTTGAACCGAAGAAAGACTCTGTGTTTGAAGCCGATGATGGCAGCATCAGGTTAAGCGAAACAGCTTACTCTGAGTTCAACAAAGAGTTCAAAGAAAGACTACAATA